GGCCTAGAAGGGCACTAGGCCGCCAGCGACTTAGTTTCTAACTGATTAAGTTAGGTTGAAACGGCGAACGCCTGCGCCACCCTTTAGAACACCGATTGCTAGGTATCCGTAAAGTGCGATTTCGATTTCGCCTGTTGTTAGAACATTGAGACGAAGTTGTGTTGTTGGAGACTCCCAGACATAAACTGACTCTGGAGCAACCAAGAACGCTGACTCGTCAACGATGCCTGATACTGAGATGTTGTGATCGACAATAAGTGAAGTTCCAAGCACGTTTCCAACGATAGATGTTGGAACTGTTGCGCCTGAAGCGTTCTGTGTCTGACCTTGTGCTGAGTAGAGTGGGCGCTGTGAGCCGTCTACGTAGCCGTTGATCGCTGCCCATTGGTCGGTTGAAGCAACCAACTTATTAGCGAAGTTGCCACCAGTTGCCTTATAGGCTGCTGCTGACTGTGTTGCGATAAATGACTGTAGGCCTGCTGCTGTTGCTGCTACGCCTGTTGCCTGTACGCCTGAAGCTGTAAACGCTGCGATAAGTGCTTCGTCTGTTGACTTCTCGTATGCCTTGCGAAGTTCAGTCATGAGCAGATCCATGAACGCTGGTGATGAGCGGTCGATGAGTTCCCATGAAACTACGTTACGGCCAGCGAACTTGTTGACGTTAACTGTGTCGTAAGTTGAAGTCATGCCGGTTGTTGAAATAGATGCTGCTTCGTCTGCATCTGCAACAGTTGGAGCAGTTCCTAACTTAGGAATTGTGAAAGACATTCCTGATGCTGGAAGTGCTTGACGAGTTACCGCTTCAAAGGCTGGGCGGCCTGTAAATGTTGTTGTTACGAACTCGTTAAGGTGCTGTGGGAGTGTTAGTCCTGTGTTTGTTGAAGTTGTATCGTCTGCTGCAAGAATTGTGCGGCGAGCGTTATCGTCACCCATTGCTGCTTTGATAGATGCTTCGAGATATTGTGCTGATGTGATAGGAGCAGTACGCTCTTTCACTTGGAGATTTGCTACAACAGTTGGGCGAGCGGCTTCAACAGCCGTTGCCTCAACTTCTGGTGCTGCTACGGTGTCTGGAGTATTTTCCACGACCGCCTCGCTTTCTGTTGGTGTGTTTGGTTCAGCAGGGGTGTCTACTTCCTCTGCTGCGATCTCAAGAACCTGAGCAGACTTAAAGGCTGGCTCAGTTACGAGAGAAACTTCTTTTAGTTTTGCCGCCGTTACGACAATGTGGCCGTCACGTGAAGGCTTAGATGCAATGACTTCTGCACCTACTGAAAGACCGCTAACGAGTCCTTCTTGTGCCATTACTAGGGCATCGTTACCGCCGGATGAGCGGCTTAGTTTGAAAGTTGCGTAAATACCGTCAGCGCGAGTCTCTGCTGAGATCATGCGACCGACTGGCTTTTTCATATCGTGCTGCGATAGCAACTTAATCTTGGTTGGGTCTGCAATTTCGATCGAACCGGCTTCAAATACAACGCCGCCCATGTTGGTCTGGCCGATTTCGCCAGTTCCCATAGGAACGATCTTGCCGCTAATCTCGCGGCGATCCTCGCTGCACTCTATTGACGATGCTTCGATAATTAGTTGATCCATTAACTGATTCCTTCGCTTCCGTTAGGAGTTAAGTCCGACATTTCCATTGCTTGCTCGGTTGTAATAAGTCCAAGGCTTAGCAACTTCTCAATTACCTGAAGTTCAACCAACGGATCGTTCTTTAGGAATGTGTCGAATACTGCAAAGCGGACTTCATGCCCAGATGTGGAAATATCATCCATTGAAAGACGAGACTGGATAGCTTGAACATAAGGCTCAATGGATAGCGCGTAGAATTGCTTGCGCTCATCTTGGACATTTGCATAAGTCATTGTGGTGTTTTGATCAGCACTCAAGTAATACGCCGGAACATTCATTGAGCGAGCAATTTGAGTGCTGAAGTTTTGGACTGCCTCGTTGTACATCATGTCTTTTGGACTGAAAGCAACTGGAGAGTAGTCAAGAGTAGATGTTAGATATGCTGTTGAATTATTTTGGCGAGCGCGCTTCCATGCAGCAATTAAGCCTTGAACCTCATTAGGCGGTAAGTCTGCGCCAGAGTTCTTTAAGAAGCCTGCTGGCTGTGGATTAGCAGAGTTTTGAGCCGCCGCGCGTTCGACATCTATTGCTGCTTGAATTGTACGGCCACCGCGTTCTAATACGCCTTCGTCAAAGCCTTGGATCGTCACGATATCGTTCATATCGACAGGGCTTGCATCTATGTAATACTGGGTAATAGTAATTCCATAAAGATCAGTGGTAAATGTTACGCGAGTGTTAGCAACCCACTCGAAAGAAGCAGGGCGGCCATCCTCGGCATATCGTTCAGTAACTAGCAAATAAGACACGCCGTAAAATAAAAGCGAGTCAACGATCCAAGTTAGTGTTACAAATGAAGGTTGATTTTTTGAGAGTTGTTTAATCCAACGCGGTGGAGCGATAACTTCGCCGGTAGATGATTTGTAATACTCAAGCGGTATGGATGCGACAGTCCCGCAAATTAGGTTACGCGCGCGAGCAACGCTTGGAACAGTCATTGCATCGTGGCGAGAGACTCGCGCAACCATCGTGTTATAGATCGAAGGTAAGTTTTCACCCATGACCTGCGGCGCGTATTGCGCCTCAATTACTTGCGGCTTACGCGAAAAGATACCCATAGGGTGCAATTATACACTAGATATGGGTCATTCTGTGTATATAGCCGCTACCTGTTGTGGTTTCATTAACATTGAGACAACCATTGCCAAAGCGATAGGTGCTGAGACATCTCCAGCCGATTTTCTTTTAACGATGCGCCAAGCCGAATCATTAACCTTGGCTGCGCAATTATTCATCTGTTGAATTAGGTTTGCTTGACCGTTATGAACTACTCGGTGATTAACTAGGCCATCGAGTAAGTCTCCGCAAGCCTGATAGAACTGCTGGCCAGAGATATCTTGAACAATGCAGCCAGCATTAGCCAATTTATCGGCTATCGACTGGGTTGTGTATTTGTCGTAGCAGATTTGGCGTGGGCGATACTGATCCGCCCAACCTTTTATGTCTGCCGCAATTTTGAGATCGTCAACCGAGACGGCACTTTCCCAAGTCTGCAAAATACCGACTCCAATGCGACCGTCTGGCAGGATTTGTCCGGCAACTAGCGAAGCATTGCGGCGCGAAGGTGCAACATCGAAGCCAAAGACTGTGTATCCGCCAACTGGGATCGTTAAATTGGTGTCGCTAGTCTCCTCAAGGATGCCATGCGGCCAAGGGCTGCTAAGTGAGTCGATCCATTGGCAAAGTAACTCAGTTCGAGTGTTTTCGATCGGCGAAGTTGCTACTGACTCGGCTAGTGACTCTTTAGTGATCGTATAGCCCAAAGCAGGGTTAGCCAAAGCCCAAGAATTGAGATCGTCTATCTTGCAGTACTGCGGAGCAGAGTATTCATAGAAACCGAAAGACTTTGGTGGATTATCTAAGGCTCGTTCACGAAGTTGATTTAGAACTGTTGAGAAAGCATCGCCTGCGTTGCTAGTTAGAAATGTGTGGGCATTTGGTCTAGCGCGAGTTACCGGCATGGCTGCTCGATAGCCTTCCTCTGACCATTCACGAACCTCATCTAGGAACAGCGCATCGGCTGTTCGACCGCGTGAGCCGTCTCTGGTAGCCGCTACAACATCTAAACGCCTGCCGTCTTTCATTTCGATCGACTCAGTACCATTTGCATAGCGGATAGCCTTTACTAGCGCCATGAGGTTTTCGTTATGCTCAAACACGCTTGCAACCTGTCTAAAGGTGTCCAAAGCCATCGAACGGTTAGATGAAGCAATGATTATGTTCTTGCTATCCCATTTAAGCAGGTGAGCCAAGATCACCATGCGCGTTAGGTGGGTTTTGCCGTTCTGGCGAGCAACCAGCAGCAGGTTTGTCTTGCGTATCCACATGCCCTTCTTGTCCACGCGCAGCATGTCCGTTAAAACGAACTTCTGCCAAGGCAATAACGGCATCTTGATTAGGTTTGCCAACTCGATCACATCGTTGACCTTTGAAGCGCCCTTCAAATATGGGCTGTGGAGTCTTGGTTCAGTTGCCCCTCGGACTGCTCGGGATCGTTTGGCCGGCATCGGGTTAATCCTCGATCGGTCTGGCTGTGAATGGACTGTCTTGGTGAATTTTGGACTGTGTCGGAGAGAGGAAGGACGA